CCGTCAGCGTCGGGATCACATCCTCGGCCGCCGTGCCCATCGCAATCATGCGGCTGGCGGCCGTCGTCAAGTCTGTAAACTGAAATGGTGTTGTGGCTGCGAAGTCGCGCAGCTCGTCCAGCATGCCTTGCGCTGCCTCGCCGCTCCCCAGCATAGTGGTGAAGCCGACCTTTGTCTGCTCCAGCGCAGCAGCCAGCTCGAAGCTGCCCACCACTGCGTTCTTCAGCCCGCCGACTATAGCCTGCAAGCCCATCTGCAAGCCCAAGCCGCCGGCCACGCTGACCATCGTCTTGCCCAAGCCCTCAAACGCGCCGCCGGCTTCTTTCGCCTTCTTGCCGACCTTCTCAACCTCTTCGCCGGTTTTCTTCAGCGGCTCGCTGGCTTCATCGACCGCAATGATGCGCACCTTTACGTCAGCCATCGTGTTCGTTCTCCATGCGCTCTATGTCGCGCACAAGCGCCAGCACCTGCGGCTGGCTGTTCGCCAGTGCCATCAGGTTGCCGGAGCTTGCCTTGAATACCTTGAATGCGTTGTATACGTTCAGCATGGCGGCCATGCGTTGCAGCATGCCAGCCGGCTGGTCGAGTAGACCGCCCTGCTCTGGCAGTGCGTGCCAGCGTTCACATTGCCATGCCATGCGTAATTCCATAGGTGCCTCGGCGCCATCGCGCGCGCAGCGCATGGCGTCTATTATTCTTTTGGGTCGATTTCCATCGCCTCGGTGTATACGCTGGCAAGCTTCTCGCTCAGCCAGCGCACTGCGCTCACCTTCATCTCGCCCACATCTGCGAGCTTCATCTCCGGCGACTTGATCCACCCCGAAGACACAGCTGCGCGCACTATCTCGCCCCGGTACTTCGCCAGCGGCAGCTCGGCCGCCGGCTTGATCAGTACCGCGAAGGCCTCGACGTGGCGCTGCTTTAGCTCATGCAGCACCACGTCAACGCCCAGCGACTCGTTTTGCAGTACCACCGCCTTTACGCGTTGGTGCCGATGGTCAGCGCGCTGTTGCCACTCAAGGACACAGACGCCACCACAAGCCCGTCATAAGGTGCAGAAAACTGCACGCCCGTCACAAACGCCGTGCCGCTTATCTTGATCGCACCGGATGCAATGCCTTCCGGGTTCACGATCAAAGTTTGCGAACTGCCCGGCGCCAGTTCCGTGTCGAACAAGTCCGTGGTGTCATCGTACAGCATCTCCACTGTTGCCTCGAACGAAGTCACCGTGGTGATTTGTCCGCGAAAAGTGTCGGCTGCCGCCGTGATGTCCACCATGTTGATCGCACTCGTGACGGATGCGCTGCGCACGTGCGTGAGCGTGTCCGCTCCGAACTTCACCACCAATGCTTTGCCTGAAAATACAGCCATGTTTTTTTACCTCTATTGGTATTCCGTAACGTTGATTATCGTTTGGCAGCCGAAGAAGTTCTCGCCACTTCCAGCCGGCCACTCAAACACTCCGCGCGCAGTGCTTGCGCCTGTTATCTCACAGCGCGTGAATATGCTGCGGTTGGCCTGCAGCACAACCAGCAGCGCATCCGCATAGCGCATCGTGTCTGGCCACTCGTCGGCCACCCGACTCAAGCCCACCAGCTCGATTAGCGCCAGCTCACTCACGCTGTGCATCACTATCCCATCGCCGACGCCAGCCGCCAGCGGGTTGAACATCGCGCTGCTGTCGCCGCGCGTCGTGCCCAGTAAGCGTGCCGGCAGGTTCGCGCCCGGCATGCTTGTCGGCAAGCTGCTGATGTCGTAGGCCGTCGGCGTCACCGTGCCGGTTGCCTCTGCCGTGTAGCTCACGCTCAGCGCTGCAAGCGCCGACACGATTGACCGCAGACTGCTCACCGGCTATTCCGCCTGTACGGCTCCAAGATCGCCGCGATGTCCGCCGGCAGTCTGCCCGGCAGTAGCACCATCCCATCGCCCACGCTCACTGCGCGGTCCAGATCGGCGTTGCTCTCGCGCTGCCGATACAAGAAAGCCACCAGCCGGATCGTTGCCGCCACTATGTCATCCGGCGCAGTCAGGCTGTAAGCCCACTTCGCCACTATGCTGATAGCGCGCTCATCGTCCCCGGCGGGCGTCTGCTGCCATATCTGCGTTGAGCTTGCCAGCATCTGCAGCCCATAGATCGGCGTGCCGTTTGCCGGCAGTGTCGTGCAGTCCGTGTTCACCACGATCACCGTGGCATCGCCGTTGGTGATCGTGGTGATGGTCGCTGCCTCCAGCCCGTCGCTGAAGTACAGCGTGCGTCCGTACACATCGAAGCGCGAGTTGAAAAACTTCGTGCTGTTTGCGCTCGCCTCGAATGTGCGGTGCGTGTAGCTGTCCACCATCGCCTGCGCTCTCACGATCAGCGTGCCGATGAGCGTGTCATCGGTGCTGGTCGTGATGCCCATGTAAGTCTTGCACAGCGCGGCGGTGGTGTATGCCATGTTAGTCGTCCTTCTTCGGCTTGGCTGCTGGCTTCGGCTTGGCCGAGGCCGTGCCCTTCAAGGACACGGCCCAGCCGAGCTTCACCAGTTCGGCTTCAAGCTCGTCGGAGACGGTCAGCTCTTCGCCTTCCTCGCCCACGTAGCTCTTGCCGTTGTTGCCGTAATCAGTCCCGGCCACTGCAGTGGTGAAGCGTACCGCTGCCATGATTAGGCCTGCGTACCGAAGATCGCGCCTTCTGCAGTCGTGACGCTAAAGCCCAGCCGGGCAGTACTGAACAGGGCAGTCTGGGCATTGGCCTCAAAGAGGTAGGGGTTCCGAGAAATCACCAAGCCCGAGCGCTCCACCAGCACGGTGCTGGAGGCGAAGTTCACCAGCGCCACCGACTTTAAGCCGGTTGTGGCTGCCGGCATGTTTGCCGTCACGATCACTGGGTAGCCGTACAGCATCGCACCAGCCTGATTGCTGCCAGCCTGCTCCACCTGATTGAAGGCGAAGTTGGTTGTGGTCAGCGCGCGGATGAGCGCCAGCGTGGCGTTCTTCATCAGCCACACGGGGCCGGGTGATCCGACGGTGTAAGGCTCTGGCAGTGCGAAAAACAATCCCAGCACGTCAGCGATGGTCAGCGCAGCCGCACCCGCGAAGGTGTAGCCCGCAGTTCCGCCGGCCAGAACGCCGAGCGGTTGGCTGGAACCGGTGCCGTTGACTACATGGTTATTCTCAGCCTGCGCAAGGCCACGGCCCAGCACGTTGACCAAGAATGCGTCCATGTTTGCCTGTTGGTCAGCCAGCAGCTCATTGCTTGCCTTGATTAGGTTGGCGTAGGAATATACGCCCACCAAGCGCGACGTGAACGTCGGCAGGCTCTCGGTGTATGCGGCCTCTTCAGCGCGCAGCACGAAGGCCGCTTTGTTGTTCTCGGTCGGTACCTGCACGCTGTCGAGGTTGGTCTGGATCACCATCGCACCAGCGCGGCGCGCAATCGCCTGCTCGTCCCGTTTGGCGACGATCTGGTTATACAGCCCTTCCGGTACCAGCACACCGCCGGCCGTGCCGGTGCCTTCGGTCATGCCTGTCTTGGTGTAGTCCTCAGACTCGGTGCGGGTGTAGTAGTTCTTCTGCCCGGTGCGCAGCCAGTGCGTGAAGGCCTTGTGGCCGTCGTGATCACCGCCCAGCGCGCCCACTACTGCAGCCGCCTTGCCCGCCTCTACCTTCGGCTCGTTCACCTGCGCGGTCAGCGCAGCGATTGACGCCTTCAACTCTGCAATCTCGTTTGTGTTGTCCATCGTCGTGTCCTCTGTTATGTTTTCAGTACCGTCGTTTTCGGTTGCCACGCTTGCCGATGCCTTCACGGCATCCTCTGGCGTTGCAGCTTCCCCGCTCTTCATCGTTGCCGCTTCGTTGCGCGGCTCAGCTGGCGTCGGTGTCAATGACGCTTCAGCAACCCACCACATCTTGATCCATGACACGCTGGCGGTCTTTTGCTCCCGCTCCACCAAGTGCGCCACCGCGCCGCTTGACCAGCCCAGCTTGCCATCCTCTGCCAGCTTGTAGATGCTGGCCTCGTACTCGTCCCGCAGCGCCAACTGCGCTTCGACCCATAGGCCGATGTCATCCTTGCGCAGCTTGCCGCTTCCCAGCACGCGCTTGCCGATCATCGCGTCTTGCCCATGATGATACAACACCGGCAGCGCTTCGACCGTCCCCAGCTCAGTGTCGGCGGTAAAGTAATCGCCGGTCAGGTCCGGGCTTTGCATGTCCGTGAAGCGCACCAGATAGCCGCCGATCTTGCCTTCGCCCAGCGCCTTGACTGCGCCGCCCACCATCTGCACGTTTATGTTCTTCGCCATGTCATCTCTCCATGATTTTGGTAATGCGTTATTCTCGGCCTTGCCCGTTGCCATCGGGTGATCTTCCGGCAGCAGGTCAGTGTCGAACTTGCCGCCCTTGTATTTGCCAGTGCGCACTGCAAACAGAAATGCGTTCACGCGCGCATAAGCCCACTGCTCCGGGCTGCTCACGCTTGGGCGCACGCTGCCCGGGTTCGTGTTGTATGCGCCGATCCCGCGCTCGAAGACTGCCGCCAGCATGCGCAGCGTGACGCGCTTGCTCGGCGTGTCACCATATTCTTCGTTGTGATCTTCCACCTTTTTCTCAAGTCCAGCGCGCACTGCTGCCGACACTGCCTTGCTTCCCGCAGTGCGTGCCCGTGCCCACGCTGCCGCGCGCTTGCTGTCTGTCATCGAACCGCCGCCCCATAGCGCGTGCGCCACCACGCCGTTGCTCGGATAGCCTTCAGCGCCCACCATCGCGGCCGGTGCGTTCAGGTCCACCATGTGCCGCGCGAACCACGCCGCCATGCGCGCCGCCTTGTCTTCCGACACGGTGCCGCCGGCCATCAAGCGCGCCTCGCGCAATGTCTGCGGCGTCAGGCCATCGCCGCCGTATCCCTCGTTCACCCAGCTGATGCCTTGCCGCGCGTTGGCCGCCATCCATGCCGGCGCCACGATCTTGATCTCGACCTCGTCTTGCCCCATGTCATCTTCATCGCCGGGCTGCGGCTGCATCGACTGCGCCAGCTCATCGGTCAGCGGTCCACCCTGCACCCACGCATCGCAGCGCCGTGCGCTTGCGCACTTAAAGTCGAACGCCTCGCAGTAGCCCAGATCGCCAGCATCTACCACGTCCCACGCATCGGCTCCGCCCACGCCGTCAGCGATGCAGGCGCGGATGCGGCTGGTGACGTTGAACGCCGCGCAGTTGCCGCAGCGCGCCGTCTTGACTTCCTCGACCGATACGCTCCAGCGGTCAGCCGCCGCGCCCCAGTAATCGGCGTTCTCTCGCCCCGGATCAAGCGGCCCGTAGTTTGCCACCTCGATGGCGTTGTCGCGCGCTTCCAAGTTTGCCGCTATGTTCTGCGTCGCAATCGGGCAGGTTTCACCCTCTGGCGCCTCTGTATCGCCTTCTAAGCCGTTTTCCACGTACTCGGCACCCTCTGCCCCCTGCAGCACGATCGCGCCGCTGTCGTCGATTTCGATGGTAATGGTTGTCATGTGGTAGCCGCCGTCACGCCCCTGCTTGCCAGATAATCAGCGATTGCACGCGCCACAACTTTCGATGCAGACTGCGCAACTTTTGAA